TGAAGCATATACTGAATATGGAGACAATTTAGTTGTTGCTAATAGTTTGGGCAAAGACTCTTGTGTTGTTTGGGATTTAGCAAAACAAGTATCTCCCAACATTAAGGGATTTATTGTAACTACACCGTTTAAACCTAAAGAAACAAAACAATATATGAGAGGGTTTGTAGAGCGATATCCCGAAAGTAAAGTCTTTGAGAGTGATAACAAAATCATACCAAACGCTTCAACCAATCTCTACGACACCGACCCCGACAAGTGTTGTGAGATATTTAAGGTTGAACCTACTAGGAATGCATTAGAGTATTTTAATGCTAGATGTTGGGTTACTGGACTTCGTTGTACAGAAGGTAGGACTCGGACAGATTATAGAGAAATTGAATCAAGAGATAAAGGTCTGATTAAACTGAACCCTATTTTGATATGGGAAGAAAGAGAAGTCTGGCAATATCTAGCAATGAACAATGTAAAAGTTAATGAACTATATAGAGAAGGCTATAGGTCATTAGGTTGTGCCCCTTGTACTGCTATATCAACTGGCGATGAACGAAGTGGTCGGTGGGTTGGTTCAAGTAAATGTGGCGGTGAGTGTGGTATTCATACTCGTCCCTTAAAACGACAAATTAAGAAAAGAGAAGCAATATTAGAAGAGGCAATTAAATGAAAGTATTTAACACAAAAGAAGTCGATTGGCTTAAACAACCCATGTTTTTTGGTGCAGAACCAAATGTCCAACGATTTGACCAACAGAAATATCCCATATTTGAGAAGTTAACTCAACAACAATTGGGATTCTTTTGGCGTCCAGAAGAAGTATCATTACAGAAAGATAGAAATGATTATCACTTATTATCAGAAGAACAGAAACACATCTTTACTGCTAATCTAAAATATCAGACATTATTAGATAGTGTTCAAGGTCGTGGTCCTTGTCTAGCACTTTTACCACATTGTAGTTTGCCTGAATTAGAATGTATGATAGTAGCATGGGATTTTAGTGAAACAATTCATAGTAGGTCTTATACTTACATTATGAAAAATGTTTATTCAAATCCAACTGCTGTACTAGACACTATTGTTCAAACACCAGAAATTATGGCAAGAGCAAAAACTGTAACAGAATCATATGATAAGTTTATAGAATATGCAAATCTGTATAATACCCAATCTGACGGAAAATACACTAAAAAAGAATTAAAGAAGCTTCTGTATTTAACTTTAATCAACATCAACATACTGGAAGGCATCAGATTTTATGTTTCATTCGCCTGTTCATTTGCGTTTGGTGAATTGAAGTTGATGGAAGGTAGTGCAAAGATTATTTCATTGATTGCTAGAGATGAAAACCTGCATTTGGCGATGTCGCAGAATATTATAAATAACTATCGTAACAAAGAGAACGACAAAGAGATGTTGAAGATTATGAAAGAGTGTGAACAAGAAGTTTATGATATGTATAATACTGCTATTGAACAAGAGAAAGATTGGGCAAAATATCTCTTTAAGGATGGCTCAATGATTGGTTTAAATGAAGTGTTGTTAAATCAATACCTTGAATTCATGGCTAACCGAAGAATGAAATCGATAGGTTTAACTCCACAATATGACCAACCAATGAGAAACAATCCTTTACCATGGACAGAACATTGGTTGAATAGTCGTTCATTACAAAACGCACCACAAGAAACAGAGATAGAAAGTTATGTTGTGGGCAGTATTAAACAAGATGTTGAATCAACAAGTTTTAAAGGATTTAAGTTATGAGCATAAGACCAAAGACAGTATGTGATAGTTGTTCTGCAACTTATATTCTTGTACATGAATTGCCAGAAGATGTATATACAGAACAGTATTGTCCATTTTGTGGTGAAGAACATGAGGACATTGAGGAAGATGTATTATTAAATGAAGATTGGGATTGATTATAGTTTAAGTTCGCCAGGTATATGTGTTAATACAAGTGAAGAAGAATTTAGATATGAAGATTGTAAATTCTATTACTTAACCAACACAAAGAAATACGAAGGCACTTTTAAAGAAAAGATTGCGTTTGGAACAAGCGCTGTTGAGTATATTGGTACGCCACATAAGCCATATAGTAGTGAACCCGAGAGATATAATAACATTGCAAGTTGGGTTATTGATATAATCAAACTTAATGCCCGAAGATGGCCATTACACCCCACAATTCAAATAGAAGATATTACTCATTCGGTTCCACGGGAAGAGTGTTTCATATCGCAGAAAATCTAGGGTTATTAAAATATAAATTAAAAATTGATTTTTGTTGGGATTATACTCTGCTTGCGCCATCTGTTATCAAAAAGTTTGCGACAGACAAAGGAAACGCAAATAAAGAGATGATGCTCAGCGCATTTCAAGGGGATACTGGAGTTAATCTTGCAGAATTATTTGAGTCAAATGCAAAATCACCCATTTCAGATGTAGTGGATGCGTATTTTATTTGTAAATATCAAGAAAAATAGAGTCAAGTTTTTTATTTTTCTAAATATAAGCAGATACAATTTAAAGATGCGTATCTAATCCGAAATTTGATTTGATATCTCAAAATTCACAAACCCTAGGTGTGATTATGATTATAATTTTGTTATAATCACACTAAAAGGCATCTCATCTTCAAAAAACATTCAATTTCTTCACTTTTTACGGGATATTCCTGGAATAATGCTTGACTTTTTTAAAAAATACGAGTATAATATAATATAAGAATGAAAGGAGTAAAATATGAATAAAACTTTTAAATATATAAGTGCTATATTTGTAGCATTTATCATTTCAACAGTATCGCTGGCACAAAATCCATATCCAGTCGATAATGCTGTTGTGATTGACCATTACAAAAATGTTGTTAAACAGGTGCCTTATGATGTTAAGGTATGTAACCAAGTGCGACAAGGCACTAGTTATGGTTATGATAATAGTAACACAAATGAAATCCTTGGCGGCATAATTGGTGGTGCAATAGGAAATAAATTTGGCAAAGGTGATGGTAATGAGGCAGCAACTTTGGCAGGAATATTTTTAGGCGCTTCTTTGGCACATGACAACCAACTTGCCCAAGGACAAGGACATGGAGTATATACTACTAGATGCTATTATGAAACAAGATATCAAGAATCTACTTCATATAGTAAAGTTTATAGCCATTCAACTTTAACATTTACAATCAATGGTAAAAAATATAGAGTTGATTTTGTAAAATGATAATAATAATTTATAGTAAACCCAATTGCCAGTATTGTGTCAAGGCTAAAGATTTGTTAAAACGACTTGGTTATGAATATACTGAAAAGGTGATTACTAAAGATATTTCTTTGGAGGAATTCTTCAAAGAATTGGGCAAACCAGTAAGAACGGTACCACAAATTGTGATTGGCGGCAAACACATAGGTAGTTATAACGAACTTACTGAATATTTTGCAGACAAAGGAAAGATTAACTATAAAGGTGAAATTATATGATGAATGAAGATGAAAAGCAAGAAAAAATAAACAAACGGATGGCAGCCCTCCGTGCAAAAAGAAAACCACCAAAACTATCGAATATACATCCCAAAGTATTGGCTATACCAGATGGCGACACGCTTTCTTATGTAAACATTAAAAAATGGATAAACACACAAGAAAGTATTGTTAAAGCATCACGTTTAGTTGAACGCTCAAGAAATAAAGACATCCCCCAAAAACAAAAAGACAAGGCGATGAGAACTCGACTTGGGGCTCAAGCTTATATCCGTGCATTAAAAAGATATCTCAACACAAGCGATTGGTCGACTATGTATTATGGTGAGTATGAGGACCAACTGATGGGATGGACTGTTGTGGCACCGGCTGGTAAAGATATAAATAGTAATAACGATTAGGAGACCAGAGTGTCGAACAAAGATGATGAGGGTAAATTAGAACTCTCAATACGAATACTAGGTAATGAAATAATAGGTTTTAAAATGGTTGTAGATGATTTTAAAATAAAGTGGATGTTGTTAGGATTGTTGGCGGTTGGTACTATATCATATATATTGGTTTCATTTGGACCACAATTAATGGAGACATTTAATAAATGATAGAATTTCAAGAATTTTTAACAGAGGGTGTTTACGATAGAAACATCTTCAAAGCGTTTTTCTTAGCAGGTGGACCTGGTTCAGGCAAATCATGGGTTTCATCAAGAACTTTGAGTGGTGCAGGTATGAAAGTAATCAATAGTGATGCGGCTTTTGAAGCACTATTAAAAAAAGAAAGAATGAGTTTAGACTTTAAGGGTTATAGTGAGAAAGAACTTATACGCCGAGATGAAATAAGGGCAAAAGCAAAAAGAATGACAGCGGCAAGTTTAGGAGCTGCAATAGAAGGTCGTTTAGGTCTTATACTAGATAGTACTGCAAGAAATGTTCCACGAATAGAATCTGAAAACGCTCACATGAGGGCTATCGGATATGACACTTTTATGGTATTTGTTAACACAACATTAGAAGTTGCATTGGTAAGAAACCAAGAACGCCGAAGAAAACTGCCAGACGCTATTGTAATTCAAAATCATAAGGAAGTGCAGGCAAATATAGGCAGATTACAGAATGTGTTTGGTGCTAATAATTTTGTTGTTGTCGATAATAATAAAAAGAAAGAGGATATTAATATTAAAGTCTATAAGGCAGTAAGAAAATTGGTAAATCGGGATCCACAATCTAAAGTGGCTAAAGATTGGGTTAAAAGAGAACTTGATAAAAAGAGTGGTAAAGCAGGATTTTGGTCTCGTTTTAAAAGTAAATATACTTAATAGTCCAGAAAGTCCTTGACACCTTACTAGAAATAGTGTATAATATAGTTATTAGATAATGAAAAAAGGTGATAAAACTATGGCAGTAGAAAGAGATATTAATGGGCTTGAATTCACATACGAGAACAAAGATGTATTAGTCTTTGAACCCGACCCAAATCAACTAGAGCCAATTGAAGATGAAATAGAAGATTGAATAAATTATGATTATTGTTGATTTAAATCAGATAATGATTTCTAACCTGATGGTGCAAATCAATGGGAGAAATGCAGCTGAATTAAGTGAGGACCTTGTTCGACATATGGTTCTAAATTCACTTCGAGCTCACAACAAAAGATTTCGTAAAGAATATGGCGAAATGATTATCGCTTGTGATAGTGGTAATGTATGGCGCCGAAAAGTATTTCCGAATTACAAAGCCGGTCGAAAGAAAGTCCGAGATAAATCAGGACACGATTGGACCGCTATCTTTGAGATTATGTCTAACATTAAAGCTGAACTCAAAGAACATATGCCGTATAAAGTTATTGAAATTGACACGGCAGAAGCAGATGATATTATTGCAGTTTTAGTTAAAAAATACATAAACCAGAAGATTTTGATACTGTCTGGCGACAAAGATTTTATTCAATTACATACTAATAATGTAAAACAATACAATCCTGTGCTATCAAAGTTCGTAGGAAAGGGGGAAACTCCGAGTATATATATTAAGGAACATATATTAAAGGGAGACCGTAGTGATGGTGTTCCTAATGTATTGTCAGATGATGATGTTTTTATTGAAGGCAGACGACAAAGACCTTTAACTAAAAAGAAAATAGAATCATGGGTAAATGAAATAGTTATGACATTTACCGAAGAAGAACAAAAGAATTACGACAGAAATCGACAACTAATCGATTTAAGTTGTATTCCGCCCGAACTTGAGGCGAAGATATATAATGAGTTTGACGAAGTTAAAGTAGCACACAGAAGTAAAATTCTTAACTACTTTATCACACAAAGGCTTAAAACTTTAATTGAAGTCATAGACGAATTTTGACTTTAAAAGAACTGTTAAGGAGAACAAAATGGTTATAATACGAAGAAATCCAGATGGCTCTATCATAGATGAGCAGCCACAATCACATCCAGCATTAGCAACAAAACAAGGCATGGCAGCTATGTCCGATATGGGCAGAGCGGTTCCACCTTTGTTTAGCGAAATTGCTACAAAGATAAACAACGCAAAAGATAAACCACGAAAACTGAAAATACTTAAAGAACATGATTCAATACCTTTAAGACAGGTTTTAAAGGGCGCTTTTGACCCAAAGATAGAATGGTTATTACCACCAGGTGATGTACCATACACAGCGAATGATGCTCCAGTAGGAACAGACCACACTCTGTTATCACAAGAAGCAAAGCGTTTGTATCTATTTACAAAGGGTGGTGATGATACACTATCAAACACAAAAAGAGAAACACTCTTTATACAAATGCTTGAAGGTCTTTGTGCTGAAGAAGCAGAGTTTTTAGTAACTGTTGTAAACAAGAAGGTTAACAACAAATACAAGGGATTTACTGCTAATTTAGTGAAAGATGCGTTCAATTGGGATGATAACTTT